CCAGAAATGGAACTTTTAGAAATTTCAATTATGAATGATGGTTATACTCAACCTATAGTAACATGGGATAATTATGAAAAAAACAAAATAGAAGTTATAGATGGTTTTCATAGAAATAGGGTTGGAAAAGAATCAAAAATTATAAATAAAAGAATACAAGGTTATTTACCAGTTGTAAATATAAGAAAACAACAATCAGGTAAAAATGATAGAATTGCTTCTACAATAAGACATAATAGAGCAAGAGGTAAACATCAAGTTAATGCTATGAGTGAAATAGTTATTGAATTAAAAAATAGAAATTGGACTAATAAAAGAATATCTAAACAACTTGGAATGGATGAAGAAGAAGTTTTAAGATTATGTCAAGTAAGTGGTTTAGAACATTTATTTAATGATAAAGATTTTTCAAAAGCTTGGGAATCATCTGATTATGTAGAAAATAATTATGAATTGTTAACTGATGATGTAAGTGATGTAATTGATTTATATAAAATTCCTTTAGAAGATGATAAAGAAAGAATTTTTCATACTTATGATAAATGGGAATGTCACAAATCAGGTTTTTATAAAAGTAAATTAATTGATTTATCACATGAAGAATGCGAAAATAAATTCATAGAAATAATGACAAATGAAAAATTATTTAATGAATCATTAAATAGAGTTATAAATGAATGGAAATATAGTTGTGAACACTATCTTACAAATAAAGCAATGAATAGAATTGCTTGGTTAGGTCAAGCTGCAGTTTGTATATGCTCTGGTGTTCCTTCAAGATATTCAACGGCATGGAGTAAATTAAATAAAGAACAACAAAATAAAGCTAATTTAATTGCAAACAAATATTTAAACATTTGGTTGGAAAAAAACAAAATGCAAAAATTAGATTTAGAAGATGGATTAAATATTAACAGACAAATAGAATTATATTAATTATGGCAACAAAATATTATTTAGAAAAAAACGTGCTACAAGCATCTAAAGAAAGAATATCTAAAGTTTTTGATTCTTTTGAAAAATATTATATAAGTTTTTCAGGTGGCAAAGATTCTACTGTTATGACTCATTTAGTTTTAGATGAAGCTATTAAAAGAAATAAAAAAGTTGGCCTTTTAATAATAGATTTAGAAGCTCAATATCAAAATACAATTGAACACATAGAAGAAATAATTGAAAAATATAAAGACAATATAGATTTACATTGGTTTTGTGGTGAATTATTATTAAGAAACGCAGTTAGTGATTTTCAACCAAAATGGACTTGTTGGGATAATAATAATAAAAATATATGGGTTAGGGAAAAACCTGAAAAAGCAAGTGATTTATCTCAATATGATTTTTATGTTCCAAAAATGGAATTTGAAGAATTTATGGTTTTATTTGGCAAATGGTTTGCTAAAGATAAATTAACTGCTGGATTTATAGGTATTAGGTCAGATGAAAGTTTACACAGATATAGAGCTATTACGTCTAAGAAAAAAAATTTAACTTTTAATAATTATAAATGGACTACAAAATTAAATAAAAACTTATTTAATGTTTACCCAATTTATGATTGGAGAACTGAAGATATATGGATTTTTCATTCAAAGTATAAAAATTTATGTCATAATAAAATTTATGATTTAATGACTATGGCGGGTGTCAAGTTAAGTAATCAAAGATTATGTCAACCTTATGGAGATGACCAAAAAAGAGGGTTATGGTTATATCATATTTTAGAAAGCGATACTTGGTATAAACTTTTAAACAGGGTTAGCGGTGTTAATA